AACCTGGCTGTGTACTTCGTCGGCGCGATTGGCAGTGTGCTTGGCACGGTGGCCGGCGTCTACCCGTCCCTGTCGATTCAGGAGGTGCCGCAATGGTGACGCTCGCGGACGCCCTGGGTGTCCTACTCCCGACCGCCAGACCGTCTCTCGATTATGTGGTCGCCGACGACGGTGACGGCCCCCGTGTGACCTACTGGAATCTGCCCGACCCGCCGCCGACCGCCGAGCAGATCTCCGCAGTCACGGCGGAGCATGTGGCAGCGGTGCGGAAGGCCCGACAAGTGGCGGCGGCGGCGGCGGAAACGCTCGCCGGACTCCAGCCGACCGGGATCAGCGACCGCACGATTCTGCGGTACGTCCTGACGTTGGTGAACGACCTCCGCGAACACATCGGGTTGCCCCGGGTGAGCGAGCCCGAGCACGTCGCAGCACTGCTCGCGGCGGTGCAGGCGGGGTACGGCGACCCGATTCAAACCTCGTGACCGTGGCCGGCTTCGTGCTGAGTCTGCGGGAGTGATCTGGCGGGCGGCGGGTGCGATCCGCTGACCGCGAGTGACCGCCGACCCGAGGTGAGGCCGAGTGCCCGACTACCTGCTGCTCGAATCCGGCGACCGCCTGCCGGAGTACACCGCCCGCAAGCTCGGCGTAGAACGCTCCGTCTCACTCTACGTCCAGAACATCTACGCCGCACCGACCGACACCGGCCCGGCCTTCGTCGCCAAGCCGTACCCGGTCGGTGCGTCGAATCTGGTCAAGGCCCAGATCGACGTGGAGAACGAGCAAGCCCTGGAACGGTACACCCGCGAGAAGCAGGCGTACCCTCAGGCGGTGGCCGACGCGATCCTGGTCGCCCCCGCAACGCCGAAGTCGCTGATGGAACTGGTCGTGAACGCCGCCGCCGTTCTTGGGTACGCTCAGGGTAAACTCTAACCCGCGAACCGTTCGCCCCACCCTCAACCCCGAGACCGCTCATGGCCGTGGAATCGCAATCGAAGCTGGACCCCCGCAACCCGAAAGACGCGGTGGCGATCCTGAGTCTGGCCACCGAGCAACTCGCCGGCCCCAACGCGGGGAGCCGGCAGTTCGTGGTCGCCGTGCAGGTGTCGCTGGAGACCGTGAACGCCACGGCCGAACGACTCGCCAAGCTGGAGGCCCTGTTCGCCGAACTGGACTCAGCGGTGCAGGCGAAGTTGTGACATCCCGATCCAATCGGGTCATCAAACGAGAGCATTATGGCTACCGCGACGGACGAGCCGGAAGACCTGAACCTGCCCCTGCTGGCCGCCCAGTGGATTCAGGAGGTGTCCGAACACCGGGCCGGCCAGCGGGTGTACGGCAAGGTGTCGGCCGGCATCGTCACCACCCCGGACGGGTCGGAGATTCACCTGACAGAGGAGACCACGTTCAAAGCGGCGAAGGGGCAGCCGTGCCCGCTCGCCCAAGCCCTCAACTGGTTGCGGGCACGGGACGCCGACCGGAAGAAGAACCGGCAGACCGGCGGCGGCAAGGTAGAGTACGACCAGCGGGCTGGCGAGGTGACGTGGGCGAAGGTGATCGAAACCACGATAAAATCCGTCAGTCTGCGGCAGCCCCCACTTGACGTGACGCGCAAGCCGAAGTAGAAGGTATGTAGCCTCAACGATTTGAGCGCCACACAGAACACCCGACCGGGGACGGCGGGGTCTGGGTTCCCGCAGGGGGACACGGACTCCGCCGTCTCTTCGTAGGTACTCGAAGTCCACCCCTCACCCTGCCGGACCCGGAGCCACACCCATGAAGCCCGAACAACTCCTCCGCGGCCTGAAGAACGTCAAGCGGAAGCGGTTGAAGAACCCGCGGCTGGGTACCGTGTCCGGGTTCCTGTCGCGGATGGGGGACGTGTGCGGGGTGGACGAGATCGCGTCCTACCTGAAGTCCGACCCGGCCAAGTTCCACGCCGCCGTCAAGCGGGCGGCCGGGCAGTTCACCTACTTCGACGAGAAGCACGCCGCCCCCGCCTACATGAAGTTCAAGGGGGACGACGGCAAGCTGGTGGTGAAGGGGCAAGCCCTGAAGGACGACGAGGCGGGCAAGAGCCTGGGCGACGGTTTCCTGATGGAGTTCGACTGTGTCATCACCACCGGGCGGCGGGACCGCGACGGGGACGTGCTGGACCCGAAGGGGGCGATGGTCGACCCGAAGATGCCCCTCCTGTGGCAGCACATGCCGTTCCAGCCGGTCGGCAAGATGGTTCGCCTGCTTGAGCAGTCCGAGGACAAGGTGACGGGGCGGTTCGCCATCGTGGACACCCCGCTGGGGCGTGAGGCCGCGCAGTTGGTGAAAACCGGCTGCCTCCGCATCTCGCACGGGTTCGCCCCTATCGAGTACAACCCGCTGAAGGACGAGAACGGCAAGGACATGGGCGGGTGGAACATCAGCAGGTACGCCATGATGGAGGCGTCCCTGGTGTCCATCCCCAGCAACGTGGATGCCGAGATCGAGCAGTTCAACGCGGGCAAGTTCCATGACCCGCTCCTCAAGGCGTTCTTCAAGGGGTTGACCGACCCGGCCAAGCGGAAGGCGTACAGCCTGGGGTGGGGTTCGGCCCTGCCGCGGCTGAAGGCGGCCGGCAAGAAGGCGGACGGCAAGGAGGACGAGGACGAGGACAAGCGGAAGGAGGACGAGGAGGACGACCGGGAGGAGAAGGCGGACGACGACGAGGAGGAAGAAGAAGAGGACGACGAGGAGGAGGGAGAGAAGGAAGGAGAGGAGGAGGACGAGGGGGAGGACGAGGAGGGTGGCGACGAGGACGGCGACGGGGACTCCGGCGAAAGCGACTCCGACTCCGGGGCGTCCGAAGACGGCGGGCAGATGCGGCCCCTGGGCGAGATCATCGACGGCATCAACCAACTGGCCGCAGACCAGTCGTTGCCGAAGGAGGCCCAACGCCGTCTGGCGGTGGTGGCCGGCATGTTCGAAGACGTAGAGGAGAATATCGGGCAGTGTGCGGACACCATCGGCGAGGCGGCGAAGACCCGCGACCTCTGCACCATGTTCACCGCGATGGCGGAGATGACCGAAACGTGCGTGGCGCACATCGGGCGGGCCGCCGAGGAACTGGAGCGGGTGGTGGACGTGCCGGAACTGCCGGACGGGGCCAAAGGTGAGATCGGGCAGGCGGTCGAGGAGGCCCGCGGCATCATGAACGCGGTCGGCATGATGACCGCGGCGGCGGAGGACGCCGAAGACGAGTCCGGCACCGACGTGGACGGCGACGGTGAGGAGGGCGAGGACGAGGGGTTCGATGAGGCCGACGGGGAGCCGGAGCCGGCGGAGGCCGAAGAGGACGATGAGGACGATGAGGAGGAAGAGGGCGACGAGGAGTACAAGGAGGAGGACGAGGACGACCGGGAAGAGAAGGAGGAGGACGACGAGGACACGGAGGAGAAGGGGGACACGGACGACCAGGACGAGGACGATGGCGAGGAGAACCCGGAGGCGTACCCGGCCGGGGGTGAGAACCCCGGAGTGAATGACGGGCGGGCGACCACCCCGGCGGGCCGGCGGCGGCTGAGCCTGATCCTGGGCAAGCAGTTGTGCGGGATGGACCTGACCCCCCGCGAGCGGAAGATGCTCCGCGAACACGCGGACGAGTTGCCGGTAGACGACGAGTAAGGCCCCGTGCGGGGCGGGGCCTGTTCCCCACTCCCGCTCACCTGGGCGGCCCCGGCAACGGACCGCGGGCCGCCCCCAACCACCCGGCGAAGCCGGAGGAGAAATCCGTGAAGCTGACCATCACCAAGCGGATGCGCCGGCACGCCGTCAAGCACTGGAAGGCGGCCGAGGACGCCACCACCGCCGAACTGTCGGCCCTCTACGGCAAGAAGCTGTTCGCCGGCACCATCACGGTGGCCGACATCAGCAAGATCAACGCCGGCGAGGAGCCGGGCAAGAAGGGTACCAAGCCGGCCGCCGGCAAGAAGAAGGCGGACCCGCCGGCCAAGCCGAAGAAGGACGAGAAGAAGACCGCCGAGGAACTGGCGGCGAAGAAGAAGCGGTTCAACGAGGCGGTGGCGAAGGCGGTCGGCTCCGTGCTGAAGGAGCGGGGCGTCGGCGGGAGCGACATCGACCCGACGGAGGCGTTCGCCAAGCACACCCGCATCCGGGTGAAGGAGGCGGCTGAGCAGTACAAGACGACCCAGAAGGAGGCCGTCTACCCGCAGTGGACCAAGAGCGGCTCAACGATGGTGCCGCACCCGATGGCGGGCCGGCCGGCCAAGTGCGGCGAGGTGGTTCTGTCCCACCCGTCCGACCGGGACAAGGCGGTCGCCCAGGCGTGGCTGAAGTGGCACCTGGGGCGGAACAACGCGACCGGGCAGCCCATGCCGCGGGCGCTCCGGATGACCGAACACGACCTCGAATTGCTCCTGTACGCCGTCCACAACGAGAAGTGGGTCGGCAAGATGGAGGACCGGGAAGGCGGCTGGATGAACGTCAACCGCAAGGGGCTGACGGACCTCCAGCGGAAGACCATCCTGGACGACTCGGTGTCCGGGGGCATCGAAATCACGCCGGTGGTGTTCGACGACGCCCTGGTGCTGACGCCGGTCCTGCACGGCGAGTTGTTTCCCTTCGTGAACGTCGTCACCGTCACGAAGGGCCGCCGGGTGAAGGGTGCGAGCATGGTGAACCCGGAGTTCACCTCCGGCACCGCCGAAGGCACGGCCATCACCCCGTTCAACACCTCCAGCTTCGTGGGGGCGTTCGACACCCCGATCTACCCGGCGGTGTCGGCCATCGAACTGGGGCAGGACTTCGAGGAAGACAGCCCGGTGGACCTGGGCGGGCAGATCGTCGAGCAGTTCGGGCTGAAGGCCCTGGAGTGGCTGGACCGCGTGATCGCCATCGGCAACGGGTACAACGAACCCCAGGGGTTCTTCAACAGCACGGCGGCCACACTGGTCAACTCGACCTACGGGGCGGGCGGGCCGTTCACCGTGAGCGACTTCGAGGCGATGGAGTTCGGGGTGGGCAAGGAGTACCGGAGCGAGGCCGGGGCGTTCATGGCCTACGTCAGCAACGACTACACCTACCGCAAGGCCCGCGCCATCAAGGTGGGCGAGGGCGACCAGCGGCGGGTGTTCGGCCTGGACCAGCAGTCCTACACCGTGCTGGGCTACCCGCACAAGGTGCAGAACGGCATCGCGGACGGGTACTGTGCGATGATCAACCTCCGCCGCTACCGCATGTACCGCCGGCTGGGGATGCAGGTGCGGGTGGAGACGGGCGGCCGGCAACTGGCCCTGAGTAACACCCGGCTGATCGTCGTGCGGATGCGGTACGGCGGGCAGTTGGAGAAGGGGGCGGCGGCCGCGCTCATGAAAGACGGTCAGGTGATGTAACAAGGGCGGGCCTGATTACCCCCAGGCCCGCCCCCGCCGGGGGCGTCACCCGCTCATGACGCCCCCGGCGGTACGCCTCAACCAGTTGACCCCAGCCACCAACCCTCCAACCGGAGCCGACCATGCCTCTGATGTCCATGCTAGACACCCTCCCGATCCAGCGTATCACCCAAACCCTGGGCACCATCATCACGGCCGTGGTGAAGGCGGCCCGGAACAAGCGGACCAAGCTGTCGTTCCTGCAAATCACCAGCGGGGGCACGGCCCACACTTGGTATGTGATGCGGGAGAAGGGCCGCACCACCCTGTACAGCGCGGCGGCCGGCGGTGCCACATCGCTGGTGCTGACGAAAGACCCCGGCCTGTACTCCACGAACGCCGAGTTCCAGTCGCGGGGCATCACCCCGTCCGTGTCCGACAACGGGGTGTCGACCGCCGACTACCTGATCTTCGAGTTGGCCGACGGGACTGCCCAACTGGTCAAGCCGTCCGCGGTGACGACGGATAGTTCGACCGGGCGGGTGACGCTCACCGTGTCGGCCATCGGCGGGGCGGGGGCGTTGGCGGGTGCGACTGTGTGGTTCATGGGTGCCCCGGCGGACACCGACCCGCACACGAACGCCATCGACCCGACGATCATCCCGCCAACGTCGGCGACCACCACCTACCCGGCGGCGGCCGGGGCGGGCGGGGCGATGATCGCCCAGTCCTACCACGTCAACAGCCCGCTCCTCATCTACAACGCCAACGCCACCGCCGCGTCGGTCCTGGACTACGGGACGGCGGCCTACGGCGACTGAGTTCATCCGCCCGCCGGACCCCGCGACCAGCGTAGGCGTGGGGGCGGCGGGCAGCGTTCGCCCCGGAGCTACTTCAGATGGCCGACGACAAGAATGCCAAGCCCCAGGCCGGTGACGGCGGGGCGGGCGGCGGCGACCCGAACCCCCCGAAGGCCAACCCGTTCGCGGGCATCGCCTTCGCCATCGAGTTCGGCGGGCCGAACAACGAGAACACCCTGTGCCCGATCACCCGCCGGAAGTACCGGGGCAAGTGGGTGATGAGCAACGTCAAGGGCCGGGTGCCGGAAGACTTCTTCTCGCGGATGCCGGACCTCCCCGGCCACATGCTGGTCATCGACGGCAAGAGCCGGACGGTGACGTTCCTGGACCCGCTGGACAAGGAGGGGTTCCGGGAGGTGCTGGCCGAGGCTCAGAGCGTGCTGCAAGGCCGCGGGTGGGGGGACGAGCCGGACGAGGAGGAGGTGCTGACCAACTGCCCGGACGACGTGCTGAAGGAGTACATCTACTGGTGCCGGCGGTGGGTGGACAACGCGCAGGCGGCGGCGATCAACGGCACGAAGGTGCCGGAGATGAAGGCGGTGGAGGCGCTGCCGGGGAAGGTCCGCTACAATCAGTTCGAGATGTCTAACAGCGGGAAGCGTGACAGCTACCCGAACATGGCCGACATCCCGCCCTACCGTGCCCCAACCCCGCCGAAGGTCCGCAAGATGAAGCGGGAGAAGCGGCGACGGGACAACGGGTAGGGGCGGCCCCCAACCTTCGCCCGGAGCCTGTCCGATGACCGGAAGTAGCCTGAACCCCGCCCGCCCGTGCCCGACTTGTTCCGGGACGGGCGTTGTCGTTGTGGCGGCAACCCGCGGCAAGAAGACGGTGCAGGAGAAGCACACATGCCCAACCTGTCGCGGTTCCAAGCAGTCGAACGGCATCGCCACCAAGTGACCCCGGAGGGAGGTCCAATGGATTCGCCCACGCATGAGATCGCCGTTCCCTGGTGGGCGGCGGTCCTGGTCGCCCTCGGGAGCGGTGCGGCCGCCCTGGTGACGGCGGCCGCGGCAGGCGGGAAGAAGCTGGTAGAGACGTTCTTCCGCCACTGGTCCGACCGCCTCACCCGCAAGCGGTACGCCCACGGCCTGCGGGAGGTCGTGCAGATGTCTCTGGCCCTGGACCAGTTGGAGAAGGTGCCGGCGGTGGACCGGGTGCTGTGGTTCATCGGGCGGAACGGGGGCGGCCTGCCCCGCCCCGGCGGTAAGTACACCGTCAGGGCGGAACACGGGTGGGCCGCCGGGGTGCCCGACGTGAGCCTTTGGTACGACTTCAACCTGACGGTGGACGCGGAGTACACCCGCCTGCTGGCGGAGATGGTGGAGAAGGGTCGGGTGACCGTGACCGCGGACAAGGTGCCGGACGGGACCATCTTGAAGACCTACTACCGTGACGAGGGGGTGGTGCAGGCGGTGAAATACTTCCTGGCCGTCCGCGACAACGAACTGCACTACCTGTCCGTCGCCAGCTACAAGGGCGAGTTCACCGCGGACCAACTGATCCGGGTGGAGATGGTGGTGCAACGGCTCCGCGCCCTGATGGACGCCTGAACAACCGGAGGCCGCCGTGATCGTGACCGCCCGCGAGCGTAACGACTGGTTCAAGGCGCAGCCGGGGGTGTGCCTGACTCAGGCCATGATCGCCTTCCTGGACACCATTCAGCCGGGGGTCGAGTCCGCGTGCTGGGGCGTGATCGGGTACAAGCTGGAACAGGCGTCCTACACGGAGTTCTACCCCAGTGCCGGGTCCGAACGGCCGCCCCTGAACATGGGCATTGACATCGGCTGGGACATGGTCGGCAACGTGGCCATGCCGCGGAGCCGGACGGACCTGTACGAGGGGGCCGTCACCCTGCGGAACCTGCCGGTGAGGGGCGTGGCGAGCGTGTACGAGAACCTCGCCGCCTGGACCGGCGGCGACCTGAACGGCAACTGGCCGGCCGGCTCGCTCCTGCCGGCGTCGGCGTACCGCCTGGACATGGAGTCGCCGGGGCTGTGCAAGACGGGGCGGCTGTACCGGACGGTGGGCGGGTGGCCGTCCACCCCGCGGGCGGTGAAGGTGACGTACACCGCCGGGTACACCCAGAACGAGATCGACGCCGACCACGGCATGGTCAAGTTCGCGGTCAATCAGGCGTTGTCGTGGTGGTGGGGGCGGGCCATGCAGTCCTCCAACGCCACCCGGTCGATGGGCCTGATGGCCATGCAGGTGGCCATCCGCGACTTCAGCGTCACCCTGGGGAACGCCGCCCTCATGAACGCGAACAAGGGCGAGTGGGCGCATCAGGTGTTGGGGCCGGACTCGATGGCCGTCCTCCTGCCCTACGTCAACATGGGCAAGTACCTCCTCTATTAGGTCTTCGCACGAACGTATTCGACTACGCGGAGGAGGCCGACCTCGGAGTCGCCGAACTGAGCGAGGCAACTGTTGCAGCGGGTACAGAGCAAGCCGCGGACGCGGCCCGTCTGGTGACAGTGATCGACGCAGAGCTTAGTCGGCTTGCCGTTGCGGGTGCGAGCCTCCGGGAGGAGGCAGATGGCACAGACGCCGTTCTGGGAGGCCAGCATCGCGTCGTACTGTTCGGGGGTGATGCCGTACTTCCGGAGGTGAAGTTTCCACCAGAGGTCAGGGTAGGACTTACGGTTGACCTTCTTCTTGTAGTACCCGGAAAACTTGGCTGGGTTCGCCTTGCGGTACTTCTTCTGAATGTCCGACAGGCACTGGAGGCACCGGGCCTTGTACTTGACGACGCCGGGTTTTGCGGTGCGATGCGGGCGGGAGTCGGGCGTAAACTCCGACAGCGGTTTGGTGACGCAACAGCCGATGCAGAGCTTGGTGGACATCGCAGGCCCCGTGAGTTGGCCTGATGATAACGAGAAGTAAACTTCGGCAAATGTCAGTCTCGTGTACTGAGCCGGCCGCAACCGCTTGAGGGCACCCCGTGCTTCCCGACAGCCTGATCGACTCCTGCATGTCGCTCCTGCCGAACGTCAAGCAGGTGACGTGCTACCGCACGCGGGACGCCGACAGCCGGGCGAACCCGCTGCCGTTGCAGGCCCGCCGGGAAGACCTGTCGGCCAACCAGATGGAACAGTTCGGGGACATGCTGGCCGGGGCGGAGGGGTGTACGTTCTTCTTCCCGGCGAGCCAGCCGGGGTTCGAGCGGCCGCGGAACAAGTGGCTGCTGGTGGCGGACGGGTTCGACAACACCGTGTGGACGGTGCTGAAGGACGACCTGGGCATCCAGCAACGCGGGGTGGCCGTGCTGGCTTCGAAGGTCATCACCTGACGGCCGATCCCGCCTCACGGAGGGCGGAGTCATGTTCACGCGAGATCGTGCGTCCTACGCGATCCTGTGCGCCCTGGCGGCCGCGGCGGTTCTGACCGCCGCCCCGGTGCCGAAGTCGCTGAAGGCCCGCCCGCCGGCCGAACTGACCGCGGGCGTGCTGGAGGGGCGGTGGAAGGCGGACTGGGGCGTGTTCACCGGCGGGTGGATCGAGTTCAACTGGAACGGGACGTACACCGCCAAGCACGACAAGGACTGCGACCAGGAGGTGTTCGGGTACTGGGCGGTGAAGGACGGGTGGACGGTCGAACTGGCGGAGTACCCGGCGGGGGTGAAGTTGGAGAGCGGGCCGGCCTGTTACGTCCTGCACCTGCGGCCGGACGGGTGGCCGGCACTCGACGGCTGGTTCGGGTGCGAGTTCTACCACGACGGGGTGCCGGCGGTCATGGACACCCCCGTCCGGCTGAGCGGGAGGGAGGCCCCGTGAACGCCACGCTGAAGACCGCCCTGGACCTCGTGAAGAAGATGTACGACGCGATGGTGAACCGGCGGGAGCGGATGGGGGCGATGGCGTTCATCGCCGGGTTCCGGCAGGACGTGCGGGACGCCTTCGACCAGGGCGTCGACCCGACCACCGGGCAGGCGTGGCCGGCCCGCAAGGGCAACCCGCCGCACAAGCCGCTGTGGAAGACGGGGGCCATGCGGGGGGTGGCTATCGACGCGGCGGACAGCGCCGTGCCGATGGGCTGGGGGGTCACGATCACCCTGCCCGGACCCGAATACGCCTTCGCCCACATCAAGGGCGGGGC